CCAAGCGTCGCGGGGTGGAGCAGCCCGGTAGCTCGTCAGGCTCATAACCTGAAGGTCACAGGTTCAAATCCTGTCCCCGCAACCAAGAAATTACGTAAGATCAGATACTTGCACAGCGCCCTCCGGGGCGCTCTTTGCATTTGCCCGTTTACATCAACGCCACATCAACACCACATCAGAAAAACTGCACCAGCACGCACGAGCGGGCACCAGCAGGCAACGGATCAAGAGCTCCCCAACAGCAGCACGCATGGATCAGCTTTCGGCGTTAGTATGGTCGTCCTTTGACGACCCCGCGTCACGCTCACCCGGAAGTTCTGGCGAACATCGTCAGCAATTTGCTTCCTATCGTTGTCCCGCACAATGCGATGCGGGTTAGCGATGATCTTTCGATTGCGGATCACTGGCCAGCCTTCAAAGATAATGACTTCGTCGAATTGCTTCCCCTTCGCTTTGTGCATGTTCATGATCACGACCCCCGTCTCTGGTTTGATACCTGTTGCGAAATGGTCCTGTACGAACGCTTGGCGCACGATTTCAAGTGCGTTCAGGTATGCACCATTGTCACGCCAATCTTGGGTGAGGCTCTGCCTGAGCTGCGAGCCTCGTTCGAGGATGCGGATGTTGCGCACTTCTGATCCGACCTCGCGTAACCGCGGGCAAGGCCCACCTTCGAGGACCGCGCGAATGGTTCGCCAATCCTTATCTGGGTCACCGGTCAAGATCGCGGCACGTGCGGCTTCATATACGGTCGACACGGCCTTGATAACGCTCTTGGCGTTTGGTGCCTTGCCGGATGCAAGCGCAGCATTCCACTTCACATGGGCCTTGGCGAGATCGTCTGCTTGCTTCAATGCGCCGCTTGTCGGTTTTTCGCCGCCCTTTCCACGGTAATAGCTGCACAGCAGCTCGATCAAATGGCCAAAATGCTTGGAATCTCTAGGTGTTTGGAGGAGATGCGCAACGATCTCTGCACCTAAGATGGCCGCGTCGATCTCGACGACCGCAGTATGCACTATAGGGGCCATGCCCGCGGGTGGGGATCTGAAGCTGTCCGACACCAGACGAGTCATCTTTCGTGTCGGCACAAGGACTGCGAGGGACCAGTCTGCTTTGCCGCCTGCTACCAAGCGTCCGCGCGCTGCATATGTCGTTGTAACAAGCTTTGACATTGCCGCGTCCGGGTATGGCTCGAATACTTGGCAGTCAATGCCGACATAGCTGCTCTTCTGGAATGTACCTTTCAGGATATCATTCCCGAACAAACCGATTTCGGTTCCGGCGCTGCGGTGGTTGGTCGTGCCGAAATCGACCTCGACGGGTGCGAACTTCTCCCGAAAGTGGTTGAGTCTTTCCGGGTCAGCTCCGATGAAATCGAAGATGCGCTGTTCGGGATCTGCAAGCGCGATGAGCCGTGAAAATTGGCCGATCGCCTCAACGATGCGCCATTGGGCAGCATTTGTGTCCTGGAACTCGTCCAGAATGACGACTGGGTACATGGTCGCAAAGAGTCGGCGGAGGCGCTCGCTTCCGGTGAAAAGGTCGCCAACATACGTCGCGAACAGATCGAAGCAGACGCGGCCTTCCTGTTCGGCTAGGCGCCGCCGTTCCACATTTTCTGCCGCGTGTTTAGCTGCCCTTTCGGCATCGGACAGGGCGCTGTCAGCCCCGAAGCCAAGGCGAATAGCCGACAGAGCAATTGCTTCGCTTGGTGGCGTGAGGATCGTCAACCGCCGGGGCAGACCGACAAGGTAACCGTGGGTCTTAAGGAGGCGCCAGAACAGCGAATGATAGGTTTCGACCTCGATACGGCTCTTCAACTGGCGCGGGATCTGCTGTTCGTATTCGATGGCTTCGACAACACGCGAAACGCTGGCGCGAGCAAAACTGAGAAACAGGACCTGCTGACCTGGTCGCAGATCCCTCGCGGCAATTCCGGCCGCTTTGTGAATAGAGATCGTTGTCTTCCCTGACCCCGGCCCCCCTGTGACGAGGAGATGGCCGCCTGCAGCAAGAACGCCTTGTTGTTTTTCAGTCAGCTCCATCCGCAGGCGCCCCCGGTCGGCCAGCTTCGGGTTGTGCGGCCGCCTCTGCAGGCGGCGGGGGCGGTGGCGGGGGATCGCAGATGTCCTTAAGTCGCGTGCAGGCCTGCCTAAGCCATTCCGGAATTTCGTCTTCGGAGCACTGTGCAAGGAAATCGGAAATGCCCCAGTTCCCTTTGTTCTTTTTGAAGTATGCCGCTAGCGCATCGCTCGCCTGAGCGACTGGATCGGGGAAGGTTTGCGTAAGGTCCTGCGGCCAGTCGATAGTCGCGGCAAAGCGCTTGAGCGCATTTTCTGTCGTGCCTTTGAGGACCATTGCCTCAAATCCCTTTTCGCCGTGCATGAGCAGGCACTCGACTTCTTGCTCAATGAGGGCTTGGTGCGCAGCTTCCTGCTTGTCGCACAAGGCGAACGTGCGCTTGCCGAGCTCACGATAGAGTTTCGCCATGCCGCGTATGTTTGTCTCGCTACCGGCATCAACCACGCAAACGCCCATAGCTTCGAGGGAACGGTAGGTGTCTGGCTTAAGTTCGCTAAGCAGTCGGCAAACAACAGGAAAGGCCGACGCCTCTGTTGCGCCTTCCGCGATCAAAATGCGGCGGGCAAGAAGCCCTTCGCAGAACCTTGTCCGGAACTCCTGCCGGTACCGCTTGAGCTTCACGTTGTCAGGCAGGCTGATTGGCTTGCGAGCAAGCACGCCGTCGGAGCCGCGCCCCAGTACGACTGTTTCCTCGATGGCGAACTCTTCAAGCACGTAAGGGGAATGCGAAGTGAAAAGCGCCTGCGAGGCGAGCTGACGGATTTCATGTACGATGCGCTTCTGCGCGTAAGGCGGGATTGCCGTTTCCGGTTCTTCCATCGCGAAAATCACGTTCTGCTTGTCGGCTGCAATCTGCGACAGCATTGCGAGGACGAGCATGTTGATCGTGCCCGTTCCCTGCCGGTAGTAAGGGGCCGCATGTTGGCCTTCGCCTGTAGCAATGAAGGCCGTGATGACTTTGCGAAGGTGATCGCGGGTCAGGTTTGAAACCTTTAAGTGTGGCTCGATGCCCCATTCCTTCGGCACGTACTTCTTCAGGGCGGCGTTTATGCTTTCGAGTACGCCAGTAATGCCAAGGGCCGGATCTGCGGCCACGGAGAAACCCGACAGAGTCGCGAGCGTGTCTTCCCACATTTGTGGCCGGACTTCCTTAAGCCGGAGGATAATGTCGAGGAGACTGCCGCGCTCAAGGCTGAGCGCGCGTGTGCCAGTGCGAAGGGATCGAAGGTAAAGGAAGCCACAGGCCTGCTTGTCCTTCTTCGTGAAAGGGACTGGTGTGCCTCCGTCCAGGAGGCTTCGCGTGAAGTAAGTTCGCCCCTCAAAGTCATCTTCCTCGACGTCGTACCAGCCGTGGAAGGTCACGCGGAGCGCTTCGACGACATGGGCTGGGTCGATACCTTCTGGATTCGGCGCCTCATAGAAAGAGTCCGCGTTCGAGTCCCAAAACTCGACGTTGTCACCAAAGCGGGCCAGCTGCTCTTCGCTCAGATCGGCAATGGTGACCTCAATCTCGATACGCGGTGCCTCGGCGTCCGACTCTTCGGCTGCCGCAGGTTCATCGGGGCCTAAGGCTTTCCCCGCTGCATCGCCATCTTCGATTGCAGCCGCTTCTGGATCCGACTTGGCCAAATACCGCCCCTGATGAAAATCGTGCTCATCAATCGGCGGGGTACGATTCAGTCGATCAGGACCAAGAGCGAGGTCCAGCGCCTCAAGAATGGTCGTTTTGCCAGTATTGTTGTCGCCGATTAGCACCGCATGCTTGGGCAAGTGCAGAACGGCGCCTTTGATGCCACGGAAATGATTGATACTTATCCGACATACTCGCAAAAGTCGCTCCTCAATGATCTCTGAGCTAGTTCACATCGAACGATACCGGCTTTCCGCCGAGGAGTCACCGGCGATCAACCAAAGGGTGAATTAGATGCAGTCGATGACGTCCATGCTGACGAGGTGACGTTAGGCTCAGCTGCTATCAGGCAGTCGGTCTCGGTCAGGGTGGGGCATCGCCAGGTCCGGATTTCAACGGCAGGCCCGCGCCTGATCGCGTAGAACAGTGTAGTCGCTCAGCATCCGGACAATCACTGCGTCTTCCGGCATCGCCTCAACCTCGTCTGCCGCGCGCGCCTGCTCAGCGCTGGTGTACTCGACCACGGGCGGACATGGCGCGCGGGTCTCAGAACCTGCCATCGCGCAGCCGGTCAGCCAGAGCATCGCGATCAGGGGGGCGATGGGCGGCAGCGTCGAGCATCTGGCGGTGGATCGCATCGTTTCTTTCTTTGGCATCAAGGCGTTCGGCGGCGCGCCCGGCGCGTTCGCCTGCGCGGCGGAGGTTCAGCAGGAACAGCAGGATCGCTGCGGCGGGCAGGATCAGGCCCAGCGCCTTGCGCGCCGGGCCATGGGTGAAGAGCGAAAGGGTCACCGCTGGCCCCGTTTCCAGTCGTCGAGCCGAGCGTGGATCGTGACGGCGATGCCGATCAGCGCGATGACGATCAGCACCCAGCGCAGGGTGTCGAGGTACGGCACCAGCGGCTGGATTGTGGACTGGGTTTCGGCAAGGACATCCTGAAGCACCTCCACACCGGCGGCGCCGACGGTGGCGGCACCTGCAGCACCCCCGCCCCGGAGCGTGCGGCTTTCCAACAGGACTTCGCGCGCGGGCGGCAGTTCCGGCGCGAAGGGGACGGCCCGCGCCGGAAAGGGATCGCCCCAGGATCGGGCAGGCCCGAGGTCGATGTGCATGAAGCCGGAGCGGGGATAGTATCCGAACCCCAGGAACCCGACCGCCCGCGCCGCTGCCTCGGAGGCCGAAGGATCGTGGTTCGCCATCGCGATGTCAAAGGCTGTGCCCTGCATGTGCTTGGACGCGGGCGCCCCGCCGACAGCGCGATTGTGTTCCGGGCTGCGGTAGGCCGAGCGCACGATCAGTGGCTTGCCCAGCCGATCGCGCAGGGCCTGCAGCTTGTCCATCGCCTCGGTGTTGATCTTGATCGCGCCGGTGCCGCGGCAGGCGATCTCGGCGGCCGAGAAGTTCGGCCAGCGCCAGGTGTTGGCGGGCACGTCGCGCCAGTGGCGGTAGGTCAGGGTGGGCATGGCATCCTCCAAATGAAAAACCCGCCTCTGGGGCGGGTGGGGTGTCGGTTGGCGAGGTTCGGATGGGTCAGTCGGATCGGCTGCGCTGGAATGCGTCGAACAGCATGTCCCGCATGGATCGGATGTCCGTCTCGATCCGGTCGAGGCGGTCGCCATCAGCCTTGCGGTCCTCACTGCGCTGGCGGTCGATGCGGTCCCGGTCGGCGATCAGTTCCCGGTCCGGGCGATCCAGCAGGGCCTCGTTCGTGAATGCCTTGCGCGTGATCGCCGCGATCAGGGCCATGGTGCCGCCGATCAGGGCGGTCAGCGCGGCGGTGATCCCGTGGTCCCGAAAGGCCCGCGCGACCTCGCTGGTCAGGGTGGTCTGGTCGTTCATGATGGTCCTTTCATTGCCGCGAGTTGCGGTCGATCAGAAGTCGGTTTCCAGGTAGACCCCGGCGCAGTCGTAGGCGACGGCGGCGGCGGTCGCGCCGGTGTTCAGGAACAGCCGCGGCGACAGGAACTGCGTCGCGGCGGGCAGGTCTGCGGTGATCTCCTGCTCGAAGACCGCGCCAGAAACCTCGTCGACCACCCGCACCCAGACGGAACTGCCGTTCGGTGGTGCCGCGATGAACAGGGTCAGAACGCCGCCCGTCGCGATGGCGAAACTCGCCCCCATGTCGGTCAGGGTCGGCGCCCCGGTGCCGTCATTCGCGACCAGTTGCCAGCGGGTGTGGGTGCCGCGCTGGAAGCCGATGCCGATACAGTTGATGGCTGCTGCCAGCGTGAGGGTGGTGGCCAGCGCCGCCGTCGATCCGTAGAGGCCGAAGAACGCCATCCCGGTCGCTTGCAGCGTTGTCAGCGAAATCCGCGTCACGAAGGTCCATCCGCCGAGGCCCGCCGCATTGCCGCGCCAGCAGGCCCAGCCTGCGGAACGCTGGTCGGCGACCGAGTCCACGACCGCCGCGGAGGTCAGACGCCAGCGCCGCATCGAGGCGGCCAGGTTCGTCGCGGCCAGCGTCGGGTGCGACACGGTGCCGACCGAGGTGATCGGCATCCCTTCGGTGGTGATCGTCGTCGTGACCGAAGGTGACCACGTGGCGATCCGGTTCACCCCGAAATGCGGCTGCAAAGGGAAATCCCGTCCCGAGGGACGCATGACGTCGATCCATGGCGCCCCGGCACGGCTGCGCGCATAGACGGCGGCCTTCCCTGCGGGCGGCGGGGTCGGCGCGGCGCTGAGGCCGGGCAGGACCGTCGGCTGCGGCAGTTCCACCTGGCCGTTGGTCCGGTCGATGCGCAGCGCGTCATAGAAGGCCGAGCCGTCCGGGCTGACCTTGAAGCTGAAATCGTCATTGCCCAAGAGGCCGATCAGCGCGCGGGCAGAGAAGCCGGTCTTGAACGCAAAGGCGGCGTCGTTCGCCGGGGCCGCCTTGTTCACGGTGGCTTCGATCCCTGCGCCTGCGTTGTTCAGGAGCACAGCGGGCGTGTTGATCGATAGGCGGTTGAAGCTGTCGGCCGTTGCCCCGCCGAGGCCCAAGAGCTGCGCGGTCAGGTTCGCCTGCGGCATGCCGACCTGAGTGACGGCATTAGCGAAGGTGACCGTCGGTGTGTTGATGACGGTCGTGCCCCCGGCCCCTGCCGTGGCCGAACCGATGTTGACGACCGTCGTGGATCCGGACGCGCCGCCTGTCCCGATGTTTACCGTCTTGGTGACGCCGGTCGTCGTGGCGCCGGTACCCACGCCGTAGGTCGCGGTCGTCGTGGCCGTGCCGATCGATGCGCTGGCGGCCGACACTGTCACGGTTCCAGACGCCGTGAGCGTCCCAGAGAAGGTCTTGTTCCCGGAGAAGGTCTGCGTGCCTGCAAGGATCGCCAGCTCCGACGAGGTGTTGGGCAGCGTAAAGCTGCGCGTGGTGCCCGCGCTGATCCCTGCCAGCGAGAAGGTGGCCTTCTTCGTCGGGTCCGCATCGTTCACCAGGCTGAAGACCGCATCCGAGACGTCGCGCGGCTCGCCCACGACCTCCCAGGCACTGCCGGTCCAGACGAGAAACAGGCTCTCGGCTGCGACCCAGACCAGCCAGCCAGCGCGCGGCACCAGCCGGATCCATGCGCCGTCGATCCAGAAGGCGATGTTCAGATCCCACCCGGCCCAGATCCCGGTCGCGCCGGAGGCCACCAGATGCCTGTCGCCGTCGGCCGGGCTCGCAAGCGGCGTGGTCCGCGTGCGGTCGAGGACCGAAAGCTGCACCATGGCGTCGAGCAGGCGCAGCGCCTCGTTGTGGGTGACATGCTTCTGCGCCTGGGCGGCCAGGAGGTATGGCAGGCCCAAGTGCGTCGTGGTGTCGGACATCGGAAATCCCGTCAGAACTGGAGGGTCACGGCCGCGGGCGTGCCGCGGCCGAGGCGGTTCGAAAGCTGATAGATGCGGATGGCCAGTGTCTGGCCGGGCCCGAGCGGTGCGCCCCAATCGGCGGTCTGCTGAGCGGCGGTGTAGAGGACGGAGGGCGTGCTGCTGGTTAGCGTCCGCTTGATCGCAGCGCCGTCGAGGATCTGGAGGTCATAGGACTCAACGTCTTCAGCGAGCGGCACCTCGACCTGCTCCCAGGCATCGGCGACCAGCGCGCGGGATCGCCGCGTCCATCGGATGGTCAGATCGCCCGGGCTGCGCGCCGTGCGCCATGGCTGTTCGACATGGACCGGGGCGAAGGAGACAAGCCCCCGGCCAGTCGGGGTAAAGCCCAGCGCAGCATAGCTGTCACCAGTGACGGCACGCGCAGCCGGGCCGACGCGCCAGTTCCATGGCAGACCAAGGTCGGCCTCGGCGATGGGCAGCGAGGCCAGAGTTGCATCCAGCACCACGACCCGCGCTCCGGCCGGTGCCGGGTTGCCCATGGCATGTTCCGTTCCGCGCTGGCCACGAAGCAGACGGGTCAGGCGGTAGCGGCCGGGGGCGATCAATTCGGCCGCGCCCGCCTGGACGATCTCCCATTGGCCAGCGGCGGCCTCAATGGCCAGTGCATTCGCCCCGCCGAACAAGGCGACGTCCGTCACGCTTTCCAGCGTCCCAGACAGCAGATCGACCACCAGCGCGTTGCCGAGATCGAAGCGCGAGGTCGGCCCCGGAAAGAAATCGAAGGCCAGCGTGCCGATCCGCGCCCGACTGCCGAAGGTGGTCAGGAGGTTGAACCCATCGGTCGAGGCGCTGCGGAAGACGGCGATCTCGCCCGGCCAGGGGCTGGCATGGGCCGCGATCAGGGGGCGGTGGGCGGGCTGGTCCTCGGAAATCTGCGGAAGGTCCAGCATCACCACCTCCGGCGTGCCAAAGACGACGGGGCTGGCGAGCGACGCGGGCCGCGGATCGCCGGGCGGCAGGTCGTAGGCGGCGCGGTCCTGCCGGACTGCCTCGATCCCGCGCGCCTCGGCATCGGCGACCGAGACGAGGCGGAACTCGACCTCGCGACCGTCATGCGCGAGCCGGATGACGTCTGCCGGGTCCAGCGCCAGACGCGAGGGCGGCAGGCGGAAGGTCGCGCTCTCGCGTCCGATCCACGCCTCCATCAGCGCGCGGCGGCACCGGCGTTCGGCTTCCTCGGGTGGGATCGCCATCGGGAAGCTTTCCGAGGCGATGCGCGTCGCGTCGACGGTGATGCGGCGGGCTTCGACGAGGGCCGCGTCATAGTCTTCGTCCGCCCGCGCGACCTGCCACTTCAGGGCCTGCGGCAGTTCCGTCTCCTGGCCGCGCGTCAGTTCGAAGGCCTCGCCCTCGCGGGTGGAGACTAGATCATCCACCGTGAGGGTCAGGCTGGATGCCCGCCCGCGCATGACGAAGCGGATCACGCCTTCGGTCTCGATGGCATCGAAGCCGAAATGCCGTGCCAAGGTGGAAATCGATGCGCGGGGGCTTTCCAACGCGCCGATCACATAACCCTCGACCGCGCCCCAGAGACCGGAAACGTCGATGAGGTCTTCCGCCAGTCCCGCGCGCAGGCAGAGGTGGCGCACGAGTGCGGCCAGCGACACCGCGCCGAGCCTGCCCGTCAGCCAGTGACCCAGCCGCCAGTTCGGCCCGTCCGTCCAGACCCCGGTAAGTTCCGGAAAGAACGGATAGGGCCGCGCGTCCCAGGTCCAGGCGGCGCATTCCGGGACATGCACCATCCGGCCACCGAAGATCGCGGAAACCGGATTATTGGCCGGGGCGCCCCACCAGAGGTAACTGGCCTCGAGATAGGCACGCTGGATGGCGTCGTCGCGCCAGCCACGGGAGAAGTAGGGCGTGAAGCTCTCGGACGACTTCGGGTCAAAGAACACGTTCGGCTGGTTCGTGCCCCGGTCGATGGCGGGACAGCCCAGTTCGGTGAACCAGACGGGCTTCGATTGCGGCACCCACGACGTGGGCGTGCCGCTCTCGACGCCGCCCGGTCGGTTGAAATGCGGGTTCGACCACCAGGCCCGCAGATCCTTGTAGCGGAAGACCCACGGTTTGCCTGCGGCACCGTCGGTGATGGGCGTGCGGATCTGTGCCGACCGGTCGGGGGCCGAGGCATAGAACCACTCGAAACCTTCGCCGCCCGCGATATTGGCCTGCAGGTAGCCGCGATCATGGATGGCGGGCCAGCCCTCGAGAGCATCGGCATGGTCGAAGCCATCCCGCCAGTCCGACAGCGGCATGTAGTTGTCGATGCCGATGAAGTCGATGTTGGCGTCCGACCAGAGCGGGTCGAGGTGGAAGAACACGTCCCCTGTTCCATCGCCCGGCTGGTGGCCGAAATACTCCGACCAGTCGGAGGCGTAGCCTACTTTGGTGCCCGGCCCCAGGATCGCCTTCACGTCGGCCGCCAGCGCCTTGAAAGCGGTCACGGCCGGATAGGCGCTGGCGCTGGAGCGGATCGTCGTCAGACCGCGCATCTCGGTCCCGATCAGGAAGGCATCGACCCCGCCCGCCACCGCACAGAGATGGGCGTAGTGCAGGATCATCCGTCGCAGGCCCCAGTCGCCGGAGGGGCCTGTCCAGTTCACGTTGTCGCCCGACACCGCGAACTGCGCCGGGGTGGCCGCGCCGAAGAAGCTGGAGACCTGCGTGGCCGCAGCGGCGGTCTTGTCCGCGGTCCCCGCAAAGCCTGCCGCCGGGGAACAGGTGATCCGGCCCCGCCACGGGAAACTCGGCTGGCCCGGCGTCGCGGCATTCGCGCTGTAGGGGTTCGGCAGCGTGTTCCCGGGCGGCACGTCCATCAGCAGGAAGGGGTAGAACGTCACCCGGAGCCCGCGCGCCTTCATCTCGCGGATGGCCTGCACCACCGCGAAATCCGCAGGCGTGCCACCGTAGACGGGCCGGTCCTCGGCGTCGCGGCTGACGAGATGGGCTGCAGCGCGGGAAACCCCGTTGACCACCCAGACCTTGGGGCTTGTGACCTTGGCCGCCACTTCGACGCCGGGCTTGATCGAGCAGTTCCCCGCGCGCAGGTCATTGCCGAACCAGGCGACGACGAGGCTGACGCTTCCGACCGCCGGGGCCATGGCCTGCAGACGGTCCAGCGCCACGACGATGTCGGGCTGATCTGGCAGCGCGTTCAGGTTCTCGGCCGAGGTGCTGCCGCCGAATGCGCCCACGGTCTTGCGGATCGTCTCCGTCGCGTAGGTGAACTCGCCCGAGGCGGGGATCATGGTGACGGCCCTGACCAGCCCCTCGGCCGTGTCGGGGTCGGTCAGGGGCCGGAACACCTCGAAGGACAGCTGCGGCAGGCGATTGCCGTAGGTGGAAAGCGGCAGTTCCTCGAAGACCACATAGGCCGTGCCGCGATAGGCCGGGGTATTGGCGGCGCCCATCTTCGCCGCGATGAACGGGTCGGCGGTCTGGGTCTCGCTGCCGGGATACCAGCGCCAGGTGATGCCGGTCATGTCGAGCGGCTTGCCGTCGGCCCAGATGCGGCCGATGCCGGTGATCGGGCCTTCGCACAGGGCGACCGCAAAGCTGGCATAGTAGAGGTATTCGGTGGTCTGGACCTTCCCGCCGCCACCGCCCTTGCCGCCGCCTTGGGTGGTGGTCCTGGTCTCCTCGCGGAAATCGGTGGCCCAGATGATGTTGCCGCCGATGCGCATCCGGCCGTAAAGCCGCGGGATCACCGCCCCTTCGGTGGCCGAGGTGATGCGAAGGCTGTCCAGCCGCTGGCCCTCGATCTTCTGCGCGGGGGCCAGCGAGGACACGATCCAGCTGTCGACCACCGAGCCGATGGTCGATCCGATGAAACCGCCGATGGCAGCGCCAGAGAAGCCGAGGATCGCGCCACCGAAGGCCCCGCCGATGGCAGTGCCGACAGCGCCGAGGACAAGCGTGGCCATGCGGAAATCTCAGCGTGCAGGGAACAGGAAGGCGAAGGCGATGCGGCGTCGCCAGGCGGTCGTGAGCGGTTCCTCGATCACGCCCAGCCGCTCATAGGCGTGGAGGAAGGTGTCGGGGCCGGTGAGGATCCCGACATGCTTGGCGATGGCGCGCGGCATCATCCGGAACAGGATCAGCGCACCGGGTGGCGCATCTGCGGGTGCGATTTCCGGCATCATCGCCCGCGCGCCGTCAGCCAGCACCTCGCGCGGGCCGGTCTCGCCCCAGTCCCGGCTGTAGGGCGGGATCGGGAACGGCTCCGGGCCGACGACTTCGCGCCAGACACCCCGTGCCAGACCGAGGCAGTCGCAGCCGACTCCGCGCAGGCTGGCCTGGTCGTGGTAGGGCGTGCCGAGCCAGGACCGCGCGGCGGCGATCACGCGGGCAGGATCGGCGGTGGCGATTGGCGATGTCACAGCACCGCCCCCTCATGGCCGCCATCCTTGGTGGCGTAGCGCAGCACCGCGTCCTGACCCGGGATATGCGGAAAGCCGCGGAAGTTCGCGACATTGGCGAACTTCGCGCTGCAGGTCGCGATCCGCTTGTCGCAGCCCGCCCGGACCACGAAAGCATCCGTCGTCATGATCGCGCGCACCGGCGCTTCCAGCAGGGTCAGGATCGTGACACCATCGACGAGGTCATGCGATAGCACCTCGACCCGCCGCCCGGCATTCGCGCCGGTCGACCATTCCACCAGACCGAAGGCAAACCAGCCTGCCGCGAAGGTGCTGAGGCCGGAGGCGGTGAAGGCGCGGTCGCGCAAGACATCGATCACCGCGCCGCTGCCCTTGAAGGCCGGGGCCTCGAGGTTCACCCCGCAGCGCGCATCGCCCAGCGCGGCATCGCAACTGGCCTGAAACGTCCGCCCGACCGTCTGGCCAAGGACATGAGCCAGCGAACGGACCTCGGCCACGAAGGCAAGCCGCCCGCGCCGGATCTGGCCGATGGCGCCTCGGCGCAAAAGCACGCGCTGCGCCGGGCTCGCCCAGTTCACCCGCCAGACCTCTACCGCCGCATTGTCCCAACGGCCGTCGAGGATGTCGGTCTCGGTGATCCGGTCCGACGACAGCACGCCTTGCGCGTCTTGCGCATCGACCGAGAGGTCAGAGCCGGATCGCACTTCGGACGCCGTCAGCCCGCTTTCCGGCTCGAAATCCGTCCCGTCGAAGGTGAGGGTCCGGTCGTGGTCGGTGAAACCGAAAGTCACACCATCGGCGCGCGTTATGCGCCAGCACGAGGCGAGGGTCGTCGTGCCCTCGTCGAGGTGGGCTTGCAGCGCGGGCGGGAGGAACTTCATGGCCGGTCTCCCCGCGCCGCTGCCGCACATAGAGCGACGATCAGGATGCCAATCGCTCCGCCCACGACCATGCCTGCGAGGAACTCAATCATCGCCGCGGAACCCGCGTTCGATCCGGTCGCGCAGGCCGATCAGGCCAAGGCCGAGGGCAATCAGCGCGGCAGGCGATGCGTCGCCGGAGCCTGCCAGCGTCGCCACGAGGCGGGCGAGGTCGGCCAGCGTGCCGGTGGCGGGCAGCGCGAGGGAGGCGGCGCCGGTCGCGAAGGCGAGCAGCCCCGCCCACCAGGTGAGCGAGGTCGGACGAATGTAGCGCATGGGATCAGGCCCTCCGGATCAGAATGGTGAAGATGTCGGTCAGCCGCGCAAGCCAGCCGGCAGGTGCGTCGGGCGCAGGCTGCGGGATAGTCGGCAGCAGCGCAGGCGTCGGTCGCAGCAGGTCCAGCGCCTCGGCCTCGGTCAGGCGGCGGACGGGGCGCGAGAAGTCGACACGGCCCCCGCGGTCCACGGCCCAGACGGGGATCGTCCCGCCGGGATAGCGGCCATGGCGGAACAGGTCGCGCTCCGCCTCCCGGCGGGGGATGATCGATGCCGGCCGCCGCCAGTTCAGAAACGCGTCGGCGGCTGCAACGCGATTTCCGGCATTGAGATGTCGGGTAAGCGCGGCCTTTGCGATGCCGCCAGTGTTGTAGTGGAAGCTGACCAGCGCATCGAACTCGTGCGGCGCAAGCGGAACCTTCACGGCGCGCAGTACAGCGGCCTCATAGCGCGCGAGGTCGGCCCGGAAGACCCGGAAGGCCTCGCGGATCCCCGCCTCCAGATCGGTGGGCATCCCGCGCGGCATGGTCGCCGGATCGGGCGGACCGGCGGCGGCCGTGTGGCCTATGCCGAAGGTCCAGACGTTCTTCACGTCGAGATAGGGTCCGGGCACGACGCCTTCGTGCCGGACGAGGGCCAGAAGCCCCCGGTCGGTCATGTGCATGGGATTACCTGAGGAGCGAGAGGATCAGGATCAGCGCGGCAATGGCAAGGCCGATGCGCAGGCGGTGGGAGAAAGTCTGTCCAGGATCGCCCGGCTCGCAGCGAAGGGCGCGCGCGCGGCGGAGAAGGTCATTCATCGTCGGCCCCTCCCTTCGCGCCACGCAGCCGGGCAAGGACGAGTTCGATGAAGGCGGGGCCGAAGACGCCCACGAGATAGGCGGCCGAGCCTGCCGCGCCGCCCGCAGGGATCGCCTGCGGCGGAAGGGCGAGCCAGGCGGTGACGAGGGCCATCGAGAAGCTGCCCATCCCGGCCGCGATCAGCCCGCCGAGCAGGATGTGGCGCAGGGCGTCGCGCAGCCGCATCCGCGTGGTCAGGGCATTGGTCGCCCCGCCCAGCGCGCCCCAGGCGGCGAGGATCACCGCCGTCGAGGCCGCAAGCTCGCGCAGCACCGCCGCCAGAAATCCGGTCTCGTCGTTCATGTGCGGATCTCCAGCAGCGGGATCGAGGTGATCGACCCGAGGCGTTCGAGGTCGAGGGTGATATCGAGGGCGTCGGTGTCGAAGCGGACGGGCACGTCGAATTCGAAGCCCGCCGTGATCGCGACGCCTGCGGCGGGGGCTGTGGCGAAGGTGACAAGACCGGTCGATGTCGAGATCGACCAGCCGGTTGCCTGGGGTGTGCCATTCAGCGCGATGGTCACCGTCCCAGCGACCGGCTTTGTTATGGCGCGCGTCCATGACTGCGCGCCGGAGGAGTAGCGCTTGGCAAGCTGGAACTGGGTCGTGCTGCCTGTCCCTGTTCCTATGGGTTGATCGGTCGGGCCGGGGGTCTGGGACGGCAACCAGGACTTGAAATCGGCCCAGTCCTTGAAGCGGAAGCCGTGGAGGCGCCCGTTCCGTGCCTCGAAGAAGGCCACGACCGCCGCCAGATCGTCGGCGCGGCGGATGCCATAGGCGACGTCATAGCGGCGGCGCGAGTTGGCCCAGCTGGCGTTGCGTTCTTCGGCCCCGCTCGCCAGTTCGACGATCTGCGTACGCCGTTCCGGGCCGCCGCGCGCGCCCCGGCTGATGTTGTCCGGAAAGCGGACTTCATGAAATGCCATCAAGTTTCTCCATGGTTCGTGCTCTGGCCCCCGCAACCGGTGCCCACTTGCGGGGTCGCACTCACATGCCCCTCCGGCCCAGCGACACGGCGCGGGCGATGTCGCTGGCGACCTGCGTTCGGGACTGACGGAAGCTCTCGGCATCCCGCGCGTTGATCGTGACATTGACGGCGGGTGCGCTGGTCTGACCATAGCCCGCAGCCTCGCGGCGGGAGAGCACGCGTTCGCCCCGTTGCAGGATCGCAGGCACCTCGTCGGGTTTGATCCCGGCCCAGCCGCCGGAATGCATTCGCGGCGCATTGGCGAACGCCAGCGCCGGGACCATCCGACCGGGACCGGGTGCCCCGACCACCCCGCCTGTGTGCAGGATGTTCGCGAAAATCCCGCCCGCCCCGCCCAGCGCGCCAGAAAGGGCGTTAGCAATCGGGCCGAGGATGAAGCGCCGGGCCGCGAGCTTCGCGAGGTCGGCGATCATCGACGTGACCAGATCGCGGAAGTCGAGCTTGCCGGTCTTGACGAAATCACTGACGGCATTCTCCGCGCTCTGGAACGCGCCCACCAGCGCGCTGCCGATATCCCCGCCGATGTCTCGCGCCTTGGCGGCATAGTCGGAGAAGGCGGCGGTGACGGCTTGCCAACCAGTCAGCGCCTGCTCGGCTCCGGCGGCAGTGTCGGCCCCCGCCTGCCGCCCGGCCGCACCGGCGCGACCTGCCGCCCCGCCGGTCACGTCCATCTCTTCGCCCAATGCCCCGGCCGCAGCAGCGGCGGCCGCCAGGGCGGTCTCTGCCTCGGTCCCCGTGCCGGTCACCGCATCCTTCAGCGCCTGCCAGCTGGCGAGCGGCCGACCGGCGGCATCGGCCAGCATCCCGGCCGCCTCGCGATAGCCGTCGGCCCGGGCGCGGGCGTCCTCGGCCACGGCACCGAGGCCGAGGTCAGGCGGCTCGAGGTAAGTCCGCGTCAGCGCGGCCGAGAAAGCAGCCGCGGCGGCAGCGGCCGTTGCCGCGCCCTCGAACGGATTGCCGATGCGGCCCAGTTCCACCGGGTCGAGGATGCCGATCCGGACACCGCCTTCGCCGGTGGCCCATTCGGGCAGCAACGCCAGCGCGGCGTTCAGCGTCTCGATGAAGTTGTTGATGCGGGTGACGACGCCATTCAGCATCGCCTCGACGCCGGATATCAGCCCGTTCGCGGCCTGAAAGGCGAAATCGCCGATGGCTCCGGGCAGACTGCCCCAGATTGCGACCGCCGCGTCATAGGCCCCCTGGAAGATCGCCGACGTCCGGTCGCCTAAGCTGACCACGCCTGCGATGGTGCCTTCGAGGGCCGAGAGACCAGCCGCCTTCAGCCCCTCCCAACCGGCCGCCATCCGCGCGAGGGCCGCGTCGAGCGACAGGCCGATGCGTGACCAGACCTCGCGGACCAGATCGCCGAGCAGCCGGAAGGCCTCGCCCACGCCGCCGACACGGGCGACCAGCTGCGAGAACTGGTAGACCAGTTCGCCCGCGCCGACGATCAGGGCTCCGATTCCAGTGCGGATGAGGGCACCGCGCAGGAATACCAGCGCGGTGGCGAGGCCGCGTGCCGACAGGGCTGCGGCGGCCATGCCCGCCACCCAGCGCCCGGCCATCACGGCGGCGAAGGTCGCGGCATAGGTCGCAAGCCGTGCGAGGTTGTCGAACACCGCCGTGATCGCCTGCCCGATGGGCCCCGTCGCCCGCGCCATGTTGGCGAGCCTGGTGGCGATGGTCTCCAGCGCCGGGGCGACGGCCACGGTCAGGCGGTTGACGAGGCCGGTCCAGATCAGGCTGAGCCGTGCGATGGCATCGCCCGTCCGCTCGATCTGCGCCGCATCCGCAGCGCTGACCGCCACCCCGAAGTCCTGCACATCGCGGGCGGCATCGCGCAGGGTGGCGCTGTCGATCCGCAGGAAGGCGAGCGCCGCCCGGTCGCCGAAGAGGTCGGAGGCCACGGCGGCCCGTTCGGCCTCGGGCACGAAGCGGTTCAGCGCGTCCTGGATCGCCACGATGCGCTGGTCGAGCGGCAGGACCTGCAGTTCCGCCGCCGTCAGGTTCAACCGCCGGAGTGCGCCGACCGCCGCGCCCGAACCGCTGGCCGCCTCCGACAGGCGCGTGGTCAGCTTCTTCGTCGCCTGCTCGATCTCGCCCATCGAGACGCCCGCCAGCTCCCCGGCTTGAGCCAGGGTCTGGATGCTCTCGACCGTGGTGCGCATCGACTGCGCGAGCTTGGCCTGCGCGTCGATGTTGGCGAGCCCCGAGCGGACCATCGCCACCCCGGCCGCCGCAGCCGCTGCGGTGACGGCCGCCAGCGCGATCCCGGCGCGGCGCGCGAAGCTCGCGAGGCGCGTATTGGCCAGTTCCATCTCGGAGGACAGGCGGCCAAAGCCGAGCGCCCCGGCATCCCCGATGCCCTCCAGTTCCGCACGCACGCGTCGTCCGCCCTCCGCCACGAGGCGGACGGAGACCTTCTTGTGTGGATGCCGCTCGGTATGCAAGGACATTATGAACCTCTGAACCTGTGA